CGTCCAGAGCTTTAAGGGCGTCTTGAGGGTCTAAAGTAGTTATCGTAGTTACTTCGTCTTTAGGAGCAGCACCAGGTGCAGCCGCTGTTAAAGCGTCTGCTCTAAATTGACCTTGAACAGCGTTAACTGCTTCGTCTGCTTCTTTTACTGCAATAGCTTTTAGATCATCTTTTGACGCATTTACTATGTTCGTAAGACGGTCTACTTCATCATCCGTCAGCCTTTGAGCAGAATTAGTAGCAAGCTTTTCGTTTAGACGTAACTTTTCTACTGCGTCACTTTGCATATCGTCAAGAGAACTTTTAGATAATTTAAGCTCAAGTGCATTAGCTTTTTTAGCTCTAGCTACTTTATCTTTGGCTGTTTCTTTTAAGTTTACAGCGGCTTTACGCATGATGTAAGAAGGTGCAATCTTTGAAGCAACAGACCTAACTTGTTGTTCTGTAAGTGTCATACCACCATAAGCCTTAGAAACAACAGACCTGTAAACAGGAGCAACAGGATGCTCAGTAAACATTAAGTTAATAAAGTCCTTACCTTGTCCCAACTGCTGAGCCATTTTATTATTTACAGCACCAGAGTACGTCTTTTTTATGCCTTCAAAACCAAAGGGAATTACAGCACCAGCAGCAAAACTTAGTCCTGCATTTTTTAAAGCTTCATCAGTATTTTCTCCTTCAAAGCCTGCTACAGCAGCAAGAGGAGCGCCTACAGCAGCAGAAACAACAGGAGTTGGTTTAGTAGCCATAGCAATACCAGCTTTATTTAAGACACGCTCTAGTGGTTTTATTGTGACTGTTTTTGTAGGAGCTTGTGCTGCATAATAAGAGGCCATTTTACTTAATGTAGCGGCGTCGTCAGCAGCTAAACCAACTTGTCCTCCTACAGCAGATCGTACTCCTACTCCTCCTGTAACTGCGGCTTGTCCTTGTCGTAGTCTAGCTGCGGTTGTTAGTAAAGCGCCACCAGCAATAGAAACAGGAGAAAAGATGTTTCCTGTTATTTGTCCTACAGTTCCTGCAATAGGTTTTCTTTCCATAAACTCTGCTGTTTCTGCTTCAAGATCAGCCAGCATTTCTTCACGGATAGTAGTAATGTCTTTACCTTGAGAAAGCTCAGGATAAAAAGCCTTAAAAGCAGCTGCAGAAATCCAACTACCTACTTCTTCACTTTTGTTTAGCCACAGTCCGTCAACAACTAAACGAGCAGCCATCATTAAATCATCAGAAGTCCATTCTTCTTCTCTATCTAGTTCTTCGTACGTGCCCTTTGCAACTCTTTCTTCTGTTTGTTGTTCTGTTGTAAGAGCATAGTCTCTATACCTATTTACAGAAGAAGGCTTTCCTGTAACAAAACGGGAATAACGGTTGTTTGGAGATATCTCTTCTCCAGTAACAATATTTTGTTCTGCCATGATTAGACCTCATCTGTACTTAGCAGGAAAAATTTTAAACGCTTCTGTAAACTCAGCTAAAATTTGTTGTCTCTCGTCATCTGTTTTTGCGTTTTGCATGTCTATATCAAGCTGTTGTGCTGCTTGTCTATATCCATTAGCTATTCGAGTAAACCCAACAAAAGTAGGCGCTCTAACTTGATCTGGACCCATTTGTTTTTCTATAAAGTTTTCCGCAAGAAGACCAACATCAACAGTAGCTGAAAGTATTCTTTGTTCAGCGTCTAAGTAGTCCTGTATTTCTGCCGCACCTGCGTTTGATGGAGGAAAACCCTGAGAAAAGATAGCAATGTCTGTATCAGAAGCAACACCAGGAGGAAGACTATTAATAATTTTAGTATTCTTTTCCCTTATAAACTTAGTTTTAGCTTGTTCTGACTCATCTCTTACTCCAGCAGCGGTGTAAAAAGCAGTTCTAATGTTTCCTAATAAACCAGGTGTAATGTCAGTAGTTAAAAGCCTGTTGCTCAAGTCTCTGTTTGACTGAAGAGAAACATTTGCTGTAGCCGTTGCGTCTTGGTACTCATAAAACTTATCATAAGTTTGAGGAGCCATGTCTTCTGGTTTAAAATCCTTTGCAGGATCTAAAGGCAAAAGATCAGCCCTGTTTCTGCTTTGAGCATAGTTGTTTATAGATTCTGTAGTATATTTTCTTTGCTCTACAAGAGTCTGTAGATGGTTGTTAAACTTGTCGTCTGGCGCATTAGCATATAGCTCTTGACCTTCAGGACTAACTAAAGCAGATCCTTCAGCAACAACAACAGGTTCTTTAGGATCTGGTTTTGTAGCTATGTAATTTCTAAGAAAAGTAACGTCAGCACCTTCTAAGGCTGCAACCATTTCAGCATCGTTTCTTCCTTTTGCTATTTCAATAGCTCTATCTTCTAGTGCCTTTCTGTTCCTTTCTTTTGTTTCAAGCTGTTCTTGAGCAATAGTAGCCTGACGCTTAACTTGTCCACGCTGTTCTGCTTGAGCGATCTGCTCAGGTGTAGCACCTAAGCCAACAAGGGAACCGATAGCGTCTTGGTAATCACGGCCTTCTGCTGCTGCCTGTTCCAAACCAAACAAACCACCAGTAACGCCACGTTGAGTACGCTCACGTTCCTCTTTCATCCGCTGTGACGCTCTAGTCATAGCAGGACCAGCTGCTGCTGCTCTACCTACTTCATACAGGTTCTGACCAAATGCAGGCTGCATAAGACCCTGTAGTAATCCTTGTGAAAACCTAGCCATTAGTTTTCTCCTCTTAACCTATACCTAGTAGATCAAACAGTGGGTTAACAATCTCAGTAACACCGCCACCCATGCCAACTTGCTGTGGTGTCAACAGTCCTGACAGGAGACCAGTACCTAGTTGACCATAGAGGTTAGCTTGTCCAAGACCTGAACCAAGTAGTGCCTCAAGTCCACCCATTTGTGCTTCACCAAACAAACCAGCGCCAGTCAGCTGACCACGTTGCGCCATTTGTGCAGCTGGCATGCCTGCTTGTAGGACGTTCAATGCTTGCGCTTGAGGTGTGTAACTAGCGCCCATGAACTGACCACCTAGCTGTGCCTGTTGCATCTGCTCAGCTTGCGCCTGTTGCATTGCACTTAGCATCGCCTGGTTACGTGCTTCTTCCTGAGCCTTAGCCAAAGCAAACTGCTCAGGAGCGCCTCCGAACTGCGCTGTACGCAAACCTAAGCGTCCTTGTGCCGCTAGACGCTCTTCAGTAGCAAGTCTCTGACGTTCCTCTTCAGGACGCTGTGCTGCCCTTATGCGTTCAAAGACAGCTTGCTCACGTGCTTGCGTAGGTTGCATAGCCTGTTGATAAAACTGACCCGCACCTCCAAACATCTGCTGTTGGAACGCTTGTTCTTGAGGAGACAAACCTACAGTAAGACCACCTTCAGGAGTAGTAGTTAATGCTCCTCCTGTTCCTGTCGTTACTGTGAAGGGCATAAACCGTGTTTGCTCTACACCAGTCTGAGCAATGTCGCCTGCTTCCCTTCTTGCTTGTTCACCAATTTCGCCAAGGCGTTGATAAGCTTTACCTGTAAGTAAACCACCAGCGCCTAAAGCACCTAAACCCAATAGTTGTCTTAAATCTATCATAGTAATTTACCTATCAAAGCCATTACGTTGATCTCCTGTAGTGACAGCTGTGAACCGTCAATCTCTGCTTCTAAACCTACAACAACACTAGTTCCGTAGCCTGTTGCATTTAAACTTCTTTGGTTGGTCAGAGCGCCACCTGTGAACTCCACAGTTGTGTACTCGCTCTCACCGAAGAAACCAGTAATCTGGTCTCCTACTGTAAACTCTGCTGTTGCGTACGTACCTTTAAAGTCATACGCCCACTTCATAAATACTGTTGCGTTGTTAGCACCAACAAGTGTAGGCTTTAGCTTCTTCAAGATTTTAATTCTTGAACTGTCACCAAATGTCAAACTTGGGCTGTAGTACTTAAAGCGGTAGCCTAAACCGTTGTCCTGATAACCAGTGTACTCACTAATGCCTTCTGACGTGCCTATGTAAAAGTCACCGTTGTCCAAACGTGTGTAGGCTGTGAAGCCTGTAGAAGGCCAACGAGTGACACGGTATGAGCCATTCTCTGTTGTGCCTCTAACGTCAAAACAGTAGGTGTTGTCCTGACCTACAAAAGTTAGTAAGTAAAAACCTTCTTCAGGGCTATAAGCAGACCTAAAGAATGTGTTTTCTGTCTGCAGGGCATTAATGATGTCCTTAGTAATGTTTCCTGACAAACTGCTAACAGGCATGGACTTCTGTTGTATTGTGCGTCCAAAGCTCTTCAAACCAGTGTGTGACAAGAACAATACGTCAGTACCTGTATACTGCACAGTGTCTCTGTCTACGCAACCAACGCCTGCTACAGTGTCAGCCAGTGTCATTGTTGCTGGTGCTTCTGCTCCTTGGTACACTACAATGCTGTGCTTACCAAAGATGATAAGAAAGCCGTTGTGTGCAGCTAATGCAACAATCTCGTCGTACCCGTCAGGCCAGACTTTGGATATGTCAATCGACCCACTAGTACCGCCTGAGTAGTCATGGCCTATTAACAAGTCAGACCAGTAAACAGTAGAAGGACTGGTGCTAAGACCTGTTACCCAAAGACGCCCATAAGCTGACAGTACTTCGTTACCTTGTACGACACCAGCAGCACCAGAGACTGAGTCTAGACGTACTACGGACGTGCCGTCGTACACCAAAGGTGCATGGGAAGCTTGAAACAAGTACGCCTTGTCATTAAAATTAACAATCTTCCAGTTGTCTGCTGTGATCGTGTAGCTACCAGGTGTAGCGTCAGTAAGCGTAGTAGTGCCTGTAAATATCTTGTTGTTGCCTACAGACAGAACTACGTTGCTACCACTACTTCTTTCAAACTCTTTTATAGCTCTGATAGAACCAGAGCCTAACGCTGTCTTATCAGTTGTAAGTACACTATGACCCTTACGTGCCGCAATACGACCACGTTTGTCAATCACAGCGTTGTCTGCTATTTCAGCAAACGACGGGTCTTGTGCTAACGGCGAATCTTCGGTGTTAATACCTTTGAACGCTGGTGCTACAAGATTAATGCTACGTAGTTCTTGAGCCATATCAGATAGTCCTAAAGTACATCTCTTCTGGATGCTTAGCTGCGTCTATTGCGATAGCGTCAGACAAGTACCTATCAGCAATACCAAAGTACTCAGCAGTAGAAGTTCCTCCTGTTTCTCCACGTTCACGAGCCAACAAAGCAACAGCTAGGTGTATCACAGGTTGTGAAGGTACTAGCAATGAGTCCGTGTTAGCACTCAAGTCAGCTTGTCGTTTAATAACGTCAAACCGCAAGCTGTACACACCGTCTGGTGTTGGACCTACGAGTACTTGCGTGTCGCCACTGGCGTCAAGGCCGTTGTACGTGTAGTACATAGGTGCGCCTGTAGCAGCGTTATTGATGTACAGTTGCTCGTTAAACCAGTCCTTGCTTTGGTACTCCATAAAGACGTTACTAGTGTCGTTAAGAACACACATAACTTTTACGTTGTCACCACAGTCCGTCAAGGAATACGTATTGTCGTCAGCTGTAGTAGAAACAGTAATAGTGCTTCTTAAGGCGGACCAGTCGTTAGACTCCTCTACTAACTTCTTAGCATCGTTAATAAAGTCACCAACCATCTTGTTATAAGTAGTGCTAGTAACCGACGTGGTTTCTTCTTCACGCAGTCTGCGTAGCACGTTGTTCATAAGGTTTAAGTATGTCATCCGATATATTCCTTAAACAAACTGCTTGTTATTCCGATTGGACCTAATGTCTCTTCTAAAGACGCCACGTAGTCAACTTGAGGTGCTTGACCTATTTCTTCTAAAGTAGGCAACTCGTAAGTAATACCTGACATGAAAGGAGTAAAGTCAGTTCTCTTAGGTGCTGCAGCCATCATTCCTGTACCTCCAATGCCAGGTCCGAAGCCGTCACCAGTTCCAGTCCCTGTTCCAGCACCTGAACCACCTCCAGTTCCAGTACCGTCGCCTACACCAGTTCCAGCACCAGTGCCGTCTCCAGCACCGTCTCCAGTTCCTGTAGTGTCCTTACCACGTGTTTCGGTGTCCTTACGCTCTTGCTCAGAAGACTCAAGATCCTTCTCTAGCTGTTCGTCAGCAGCGTCCTTCTGCGCTTGTTCAGCATCCTTAGCTTCTGTTTCAGCAGCTGCGTCCTTTTGAGCATTTTCGTCCTTAGTAGCTTCCTCAGCCGCTTGTTGTTCCTTAGCGGCTTCCTCTGCTGCCTGTTGTTCCTTAGCAGCTTCTTCGGCTGCCTGCTGTTCCTTAGCTTCTTCTTCAGCTTCTTTGTCGGACTGTTCAGCCGCTTGTTGTTCTTTAGCTAACTCTTCAGCTTCCTTTTCAGCTTCTTCTGCTGCTTGTTGCTCTTTAGCTTGTTCTTCAGCTGCTATTTCTTCTTTCTCTTGGGTCTCAGCCTCAGCTTCTTTCTGAGAGTTTTCTGCAGCAGTCTCTTCCTTTTCTAAAGTCTCAGCCTCAGCTTCTTTCTGAGCTTCCTCAGCAGCAACCTGTTCCTTTTCTTCAGTTTCTGCCTGAGCGTCCTTCTCAGCTTGTTCCGCTGCTTCTTCCTTAGCGTTTTCTTCTGCTTGACGCTCTTTTTCAGTTTCTTCAGCGTCTTTGGCTTCCTCTTCGGCTTCCTTGCTGTCCTGCTCAGCTTGACGATCTTTGTCAGCTTGTTCTGCAGCAGCTTCTTCCTTTTCTTGCGTTTCCGCAGCAGCTTCTTTCTCTGCTCTTTCAGCAGCAGCTTCTTCTTTTTGCTGTGTTTCAGCAGCAGCTTCCTTTTCAGCAGTTTCAGCAGCAGCTTCTTCCTTTTCCTGAGTCTCTGCTTCAGCGTCTTTCTGTTGTTGTTCTGCTCTAGCTTCCTCTTTTTCTTGTTGTTCAGCTTGAGCTTCCTTTTGAGCTTTCTCCGCTTCCGCCTCTTCTTTTTCTTGTTGTTCAGCTTGCGTTTCTTTTAGTAAACGCTCAGCATCTTCTTTGTCTAGCTGTTCCGCCTGCTGTTCTTCCTTTTCCTGAGTCTCAGCCATGTCTTTTTCGCGGGTTTCAGCTTCGGCTTCTTGCTCATCTTTGTAAGCATTCTCAGCCTGACCAGGTTCGTCATAAACTACAGTACCTTCTTCAGGTGTTTCATAGATAGGTACTTCTCTATCTTCTATTTCGTCATAAACGTAACCAATAGGTTCAGGAGCAGGAGGAGCTTCGTAACCTTCATAAGGGTCTTCGTCTAAGTAAGAGTCGTCCCACTCTTGTCCAGTGTACCGCTCCCATTCAGTAATCAACCCGTCTCTAACATCAGGATCAGTTTCATTAATAATAGCTTCATGAATCTGACGTGCAACAACACTGTCTTCCATGCTTCCGTAAACGTCAGTAGAAGTGCCTAGTGTGTCGTCACCTTCAATATCAGTAACAGCTTCATCATCTTTCTGTTGTTGTTCCGCAGCTGCTTCTTCCTTTTCCTGCTGTTCTGCTTGAGTGTCTTTCTCTTGCTGTTCTGCAGCAGCTTGGTCTTTTTCCTGCTGTTCTGCCTGAGCTTCTTTTTCAGATTCTTCTGCTGCAACTTCTTCTTTTTCCTGAGTTTCAGCCTGAGCATCTTTCTCAGATTGTTCAGCAGCGGCTGCTTCCTTTTCCTCAGTCTCAGCTTGAGCTTCCTTTTGGGACTCCTCAGCAGCTTGTGCTTCCTTCTCTTCAGTTTCAGCCTGAGATTCTTTCTGAGCTTCTTCTGCAGCCTGAGCTTCCTTCTCTTGAGTTTCAGCCTCAGCTTCCTTTTGAGCTTCCTCTGCAGCCTGAGCTTCTTTTTCTTCAGTTTCAGCTTGGGCTTCCTTTTGAGCTTCTTCGGCAGCTTGCTCTTTGTTTTCTTGTTCGGCCTGTTGCTCTTTCTCTACTTCTTCGGCGTCCTTAGCTTCTTCCTCAGCTTCTTTGTTGTCCTGTTCTGCTTGAGCGTCCTTCTCGGCTTGTTCCGCAGCTGCTTCCTCTTTTTCCTGAGTCTCTGCTTGAGCTTCTTTATCTGCTCTTTCAGCAGCTTCAGCTTCCTTTTGTTCAGTCTCTGCTTGGGCTTCTTTTTCAGCGTTTTCTGCAGCAACTTCCTCTTTCTCAGCGGTTTCCGCAGCGGCGTCCTTTTGCGCCTGTTCCGCTGCAGCTTCTTCCTTTTCCGCTGTTTCAGCCTCAGCTTCTTTCTGAGAGTTTTCTGCAGCTGCTTCCTCTTTCTCTGCAGTTTCTGCTGCTGCATCTTTTTCTGCTTGTTCTGCTGCAGCTTCTTCTTTCTCTGCAGTTTCCGCCTGAGTGTCCTTGTCTAGTTGTTCAGCTTCGGCTTCCTTTTCGGCTTCTTCAGCTGCACCTCCGCCACCACCAGCTTCTTCTTCCTGCATTTGCTCGTAGATTTCTTGGTAGTCAACAATACCAACTTGTACGTCACCTAGTACGTCACTAATGTCAGCCTCTTGCCAAGCAATCTCGTTTATTCTGTCGATAGCAGTAATGATTGAACGAGGATCTAAACCTAGTGACTCTGCTGTTCTAATAAGGTCACTAATACTGTCAACACCACCAGCAACACCGTCACTAACTAAATTAATGATTGCTGAGTTGGATGCGTCATAGATGTCAAAACCTAAGTCTTCTACTATGTCGTAAATAGGGCCAAAGATTTCTGAACCGATGTCTATAAGAGCAGAGTAACCTGCTTCTAAGCCACCACCAATAGCTTCTCCAATGTTGTTGATGATGTCCATAAAGGACGTTGTTTCATTAGGACCGTAATCTTCTAGGAAATCAAAGATGTCCTCAACAATACCTTCGGCACCCGCTATGTCACCGAACTGACCACCAAAGTAACTTCTAGCCGTATTAATTATTACGTCTTCAATTTCAAAGTCACCAGTAATAAGACCTGTTCCTGCCGCACTGCCTATTGCAGAACTTAAGGAACCTGCTACTGCTTCAGAAAGACCTGCTGCTTGTAGCGTTGGTGCAAGAAAAGGAGCTAACGCTTGGCCTACACCATAAGTAACAGCAGCCATGACAATGCCTTTGAAGGCTGTTCTAAAGTCAGACTCTCTACGAAAATTAAAGTTAGCGTAACCCCACTCACCTAAGTTTTCGTAAGCTTCTTCACCTTCTGGGAAATTAACATTCCAATCAGCAAGGTCTAAACCTAATTTGTCTAAAAGACCGTCGTAAGTGGCATTACCGACGTAAACAAAATTAAATCGGCCTAAGTTTCTCAGCTGGATAGTTTTGTTGTCATTAGGGTCTACACGGAAAAGCTCTGTACCCCAATCAGCTGAGTTGTCCAGCATGTGGTTACCGACAACACGCCTAAAGGACTCTAGTGTGGACGCTCTGCCTCTACCTAAGTCTTTTTCTTCAAAACCAGCAGCAACTAACTGGTCATAGGCAACGTGAGCATTTTCAATGTACTCACCAAACGTAGGACTTTCCTGTACTAAGTACTCGTTTAAACCTGTGAAGTTTCTGTCGTAAGCACGACGCATTCGCTTAACACGTTGTCTTTGCGCTAGTGTTATTCTGTCGTTTGGACCTAAGTCGTACATAGCACGAACTTGGTCTGCTGTTGTCATTCCTGCGTATTCGTGGTCTTCAGGCCAGAAGTCAGCAGAACTTCTCCACTGTGCAACACGTGGTCGGTTATCATTAGGACCAAAAGGTGAAACCCAGTCAGAAGGCATTGACGTAAGTACACCGTCAGTCTCATAGATAGACCAAATGTCTATCCCTGATTCCTGTTCAGGTTCAGAAGCTTCTTCCTGTTCTTCAACTTCCGGTTCAGGAGTAGGTTCAGACGTAGGTGGTTCAACATTAGGATCAAATGGTCCTGTTTCTCCTGGCATTATTTTAATAGGAGAAGATGTCAACATTCCTGCTGTAGGTCGTAATGCCATTTACTTTTCCCTCGATACGCCCTTGGTTTTTTCATAAGAGCGCATAGCGCCAAGACCAAGCATACCCATAAGTACAGGCATCATAGTCTCTAGGTCAATCAGTGGTATAGTG